CTTTTGTGGGTGACGGTAACGCCATCCGCAATGGTGAGATCGGCAACCTGTACGGCATCCCCGTGTTTGTGACCAGCAATGCCGACTTCGGCGCTGGTAACAGCGGTGCTGACCGTATCTGCTTGATGGGCCATCGTGATTCGATGGTTCTGGTTGAGCAGATGGGTGTTCGTACCCAGACCCAGTACAAGCAAGAATATCTTGCTAACTTGCTGACCGCTGATACTCTGTATGGCGTGAAAGCAATGCGTACTGCGGCTACAACTGGTGCGGCTCTGTCTTCCAGCGCCTTCGCTCTGGCTGTTCCTGCCTAATTGCAGTTGCCATCCCCTTCCCTGACGGGCGGGGGGTGGTCTTTTTTTAACCTGTAATTGGAGGAATGAAAAATGGCAACCGCAACTTCTGTAACTACCCGTCGTGGTAATGACCAATTCCGTGGTCTGTTCTCTGACACTTGGCTTGTCAAGGCAACTTTGGATGCTGGCTCATTGGCTGATGGCGCTGGTGAAACCGATGATGTAACTGTCGCTGGTGTTGCTCTTGGCGATATGGTGATTGGCGCATCTTTGGGTGTTGATTTGGTAGGTTTGACTGTGACTGGTTATGTCAGCGCAGCCAATACCGTCAAATTCCGCATCCAGAACGAATCTGGTTCGACTGTGGACTTGGCTTCAAGCACACTGCGAATCGTGATTGCCCGTTCGCTGGCTTAATCAATAGGGGGGCTAATAACCCCCCTTCTCTTATCAGAGGCTTTCATGGCAACATTTCGCTGCAAGAGAAGCGGTCAGACCGTAACTTTTACACTTCAGCATGACATTGATAGCATGAGAGGTCATCCTGACTATGTGCTGGTAGATGAAGAGACTAATGAGGAAAAACCCTTAGTCAATCATGATGCTGTTAGGACTGACACTGCTTTCAGTGCGCCTGTGCCTCCAAGAAAGAAACTTGGTCGTCCACGCAAAGAGGTAGCAAATGTCGGAGATTGATGCTCGTGAGTTTGGTCAACTTGAGGCTGAAGTTCGTCAGCTTCAAAGAGATGTGTCTGAACTCCGTGATGATGTAAAGAAACTGCTTGCACTTGCCAATAAGAGCAAGGGTGGGCTTTGGATGGGAATGGCAATGGCCTCCTTTATTGGGGGCATAGTCACTTTTGTGACTGGAAAGCTGATCAAATGAAAGAAGGTCTGCTCTCAGGGGTGGTTTGCCCTACTGCAACTCAGGATGTGCATATCAACCTGAAGAACAGAAACCATGCTTTCAAGGAGTATGGCTACGGCCCTCCTAACCCTAACGAGCCTAATGAGGCTTTCTGGCTGAAAAAAGCCAAAATGTATAACGCTCCTACGGATTCCATCAAAGGAATGCGTTGTGGTAACTGTGCGGCCTTCATTCAGACCCCAAAAATGATGGAATGTATCGTTTCTGGGCTGGAAAAAGACGAAAAAAGCAACGAATTGAGCTATGACGAGCAATTCGTGAAGGCTGCCGACCTTGGATACTGCGATTTGTTCCAATTCACCTGTGCTTCGGCCCGTACTTGTGATGCTTGGAAGTCTGGTGGGCCTATAACCAAGGATTGACCATGAAAATGACGAAAGCAGAGAAAAAAGTGGGCAAAGTGATGCGGGAATACAAGGAAGGAACCTTGCATTCTGGCAAAAAAGGCCCCGTGGTGAAGTCTCGTAAGCAGGCGGTTGCCATTGCTTTGTCTGAAGCTGGGATGTCTAAGCCCAAGAAAAAGGGCATGAAATGAAGCCGATTTGGGAGCAAAAGCGTCCTAAGTCGCTAGGCGCTTCTAAGCCCCTTACTCCAGCCAAGAAAGCGGCGGCTAAAAAGATGGCAAAAGCGGCTGGTCGCCCCTATCCAAACATGGTGGATAACATTCGGGCGGCGAGGAAGAAATGAAGACCCCTGCATGGCAAAGAAAAGAGGGGAAATCTGCTAGTGGGGGGTTGAATGCCAAGGGCAGAGCCTCTTATAATGCGTCAACAGGGGGCAATTTGAAGCCTCCAGTTAAAAGCGGCGACAACCCTCGACGGGCCTCCTTCTTGGCAAGAATGGGCAATATGCCTGGGCCTGAATACAAAGATGGGGAGCCGACAAGACTACTCCTATCCCTCAGAGCCTGGGGTGCAAGCTCAAAAGCAGATGCCAAGGCGAAAGCTAAGGCAATTTCTGCCAGAAACAAGGCAAAGAGGTGATCAATGGCTCTGCCGACATATCTTGAGATCGTAAACGATGTCCTCGCTCGTATGCGTGAGACTACTGTTACGACTGTCGATCAAACAACCACATCAACACTGGTTGGCAAGTTTGTTAACGATGCAAAGCGGCAAGTCAATGATGCTTTTGACTGGTCTGCATTGAATACTTCTGTCAATGTCACCTTGGTTTCTGGACAAACCAATAATTACACTCTGACTGGTTCAACAGCCAAATTCAAGATTATTGACATCATCAATACAACGAAGTTTTACCAAGTCGGACTGGTTTCGGCTGCTAGGTATGACACGATGTATTACTCAACAGCCACCCCTCCGAGCACCATTGTGAACTATGTTGCATTGGATGGATTGGACTCTAACGGCGATCAGAAAATCAAGTTCTATCCAGCGCCTGACTCTACTGACAATGTGCGTTTCTCAATCATTGTCCCAGAAGTTGATTTCAGCAATGACTCAGACACAACCAAGATGCCAAAAGATGCCATTGTTTTTGGTGCTTTGGCTCGTGCTTTGGTTGAGCGTGGAGAAGATGGTGGATTGAGTTCTTCTGAGGCTTTTGGCCTGTATCGTGCAGCATTGGCTGATGCGATTGCCATTGAGAACTCTCGTGACCCGAGCAAATACGCATTTGAGGCTATTTAATGGCTCAGAGACTGCAAACCTACTCAATCACAGCCCCAGGCTTCTTTGGGCTGAATACGCAAGACTCGTCTCTTGATCTTGCTTCTGGGTTTGCTTTAGTTGCCAACAACTGCATCATTGACCAGTATGGTCGTATTGGTGCTCGTAAAGGCTGGACGAAGGTTAATTCGTCTACAAATGCAGACCTCGGAACGAACCAAATTCAGGCGATTGGTGAATTGATTGCCAATGATGGCACTTCTTACATCATCTGCGCTGGCAACAACAAGCTATTTAAGGTCAGTGGCACTTCACTGGTGACATTGACCTATGGGGGTGGAGGTACTGCCCCGACAATCAGCGCAAACAATTGGCAAATGGCTACTTTGAATGGCGTTTTAGTGCTATTCCAGTCAGGCCATGACCCTTTGCAGTTTGACCCAAGCGTTTCTACAACGACTTTCAAGCGCATCAGTGAGGCTACTGGGTATGCAGGCACTGTTCAGCTTGGAAACTGTGTTCTATCCGCTTCTGGTCGTCTTTGGAACGCAAGCACATCGACAAACAAAGTTGTTGTTCAATGGTCTGACCTGAAAGCTCATCAGACCTACACAGGTGGCTCATCTGGAACTCTGGATACGACTACTGTATGGCCTAATGGCACTGACACCATTGAGGCACTAGGCTTTCACAACGGCTTTTTGTTCATCTTTGGCAAGAACAACATTCTGATTTATACAGGTGTTGATGACCCTGCCACGATGACTTTGTACGATGTTGTGACTGGCATTGGCTGTATCGCAAGGGATTCTCTTGCTTACACAGGCACTGATCTTGTTTTCCTGTCTTATACAGGAGTTCGCTCTGTCCTGAGAACCATTGCAGAGAAGTCTGCGCCATTCAGAGATTTATCTAAGAATGTTCGCAACGATTTGATGGCAATTGTGAACAGCGAGACATTGGCAAACATCAATGCTGTCTATTCTCAGAACGATGCCTTCTATTTGCTGACATTGCCAAGCAGAAGCATTGTTTACTGCTTTGACATGAGGGCTGGATTGCAAGATGGCGCTTCTCGTGTGACCACATGGGATTCAATCTTGCCTAGAAGCCTATTTGCCTCTCAGAATGGCACTTTGTACATTGGCAAAGAAGGCTATTTAGGGACTCATACTGGCTACAACGATGACACAGCTACTTATCGGATGCAGTATGAGACAAACCATACTGATCTTGGTGAGCCGACTGTTACAAGTATTCTGAAAAAGATCATTCTGACTGTCATTGGTGGCTCAAACCAGTATGTAACGATCAAATGGGCGTATGACTTTACTGGTGACTTTCACTCAGAGAATGTATTGATTCCGAATCAAAGTGTTGCTCAATATGGCATTGCTGAGTATGGTGCGAATGGCTCACCAGTTGCTTACTATGCTGGAGGCATTGCAATTCAGAGGTTGACTTCATCTGCCGATGGTTCTGGCAAAGTTGTTCAAACTGGATATGAAGCAGAGATCAACGGGAGTCTGTTGAGTTTCCAAAAGATTGAGATTCATGCCAAGAATGGCAAAGTGATTTAAGGAACAGATCATGTCAAATTACAGTAAGACAACCAACTTCGCTGCCAAGGACTCACTTGCCTCTGGCAACGCAAACAAGATTGTTCGTGGAACTGAGATTGATACTGAGTTCAACAACATTGCTACGGCGATTGCAACAAAGATTGATGGCACATTCACTAACTTCTCATTTGTTGAGACTTCTGGTGTTTTGTACATTGTCTCTAGTGGCACGAATGTGGCAAAGATTGATGGCTCAGGAAACTTGACTGTGCTTGGCAATGTCATCGCTAACGGGACGGTGTAAATATGAAACCATCTGAAATCATCCGAAAAGACGCTATCAGGA